TTTTTATTTTTATTTTTATTTTTTGTAGGATTAGGTTCCATATATTAATACAATAAAAAAATAAAATTTTATAAGCTTGCTAAAAACAAAGTAAGAAAAAAGTTACTTATTAAAAGTTTATTATTAATCATAATATTCATTATCAGAATCAGAATCATTATCAGAATCATTATTAGAATCCATATTTAAATTATTTACTATTACTTCTTCTTCTACATAATCCTTTCCGTCCCATTTTACATTTTTACAATTGAACAATTGGTTCATGTTAATTACTTCAGGTTTATCTTCAAACGCAAACTTAGTAAATAAAGTTGTAATCTGTGAATCATCTCTAAATCTAGCACTATAATCTTGTTGAATATTATTACGTCCGATACGTCCTAAAGCTTGAATAATCTTTTCTTGAGTTAAATCCAAATCTTTACTTAGATAACCATGACAAAACTGGTAATTAGTTCCATAAATATAATCACTATCAGCAATAATCAAGTATAATTTTTGTTGATCAGCTAACTTTTTCATAATTTCAGTATAAGCGCTACTTTTGTGTTCAGTAAATACACCTATTCCTAATAATAATAATATTTTCCAACTATCTTCAACATCTTTAAGAGCCATGATAGCTATAATATGTTCTTCTTCAATATTACTAGTAAATGATTTATTATTAATTGATATATGTTGAGCCCATTTATTAAGGTGTGCTAATCTATTAGGAATAAATATATCATTAATAGATGCGTTTTTAATCATACTTTTAAGTGTATTAAGATCATCTTTCATTTTAAGAATCTTTCTATCTTCAGATTTACCAATCAAATTATTAGCTATTTTTGTTTTACCTTTATTATCTTTTTTATTTTGAAGACTCTTTGCTTCTTTAGAATTATCTTGAGTACCACTAGTCATTTTAGAAATTAACTTTTCTTCTTCAAATTCAAGTTCATTTTCAATTTGTTCAATTCTTTCATTAATTTTATTATTATAATCAATTTTGTCCATGATTTCTTTCATAACAATTGCTGGAATATTAGCTTGTTGAATACAGAACTTAGCTATTTTTTGAAGGTCATTTGCTAAAAATATTGTTGGTCCATCGGTTAAAGAATGAGCGTCTTTAGTAGTAATATAAATCCCGCAACTTCCGGATGGTTCTTGTTTTTTTTCTGGATTAATAATACTAATGCTGTTAATACGAGTAAGAACAGTTTCACCATTAGCTGAATCTAAACTATGTATTTTTTTAACTTCAGAAGATATATCAATATTATGATTATTTTTTATTTTGGGAGTTCTAGATATTTTGAAATGATTATAAATTTTGTTCCATACAATTGGATTGATATTTTTTAATACTTTTAGATAGTGTAATTTAATAGTTTTCATATCAATATCATTAACAGACGCAAAATTTCTATAAAACTTGGAAGAATTATGAATATAATTATTTTTTTCAACATGATAAATAAAGTCTGATGCTTCTTTAAGATCTAAATATCTTAATAATGTTAGGTTTTCTTCGCAATGTTGAACAGTTTCAAGAATTTTGTTATAATCATCATGTAAATAATGAGGCATAACAGTAAAACCATTATTATCAATTAATGGTATAGTTTTACGACAATCATTGCTAAGAATATTATTAATAATAGCTCCTGGAAACTTTTCTTGGAAATCGGAAATAGTTTGAGTTAATTCAGTTTCCTTAGGTAAAGTAGCAGATGAAAGCACTACATTAGGTATTATATTTTCTTTCCAATTTTTTTTAATGATTTTATGTAATTCATGTTCTTTATAATCCATAGTAATAGTTGGTTCATCCCAATATGTAATTATATTATTAGGCTGATTAAAAGCTAACATATAAAACATAGCAGGAATATAAGACCTAATATCACAAATAATAATTTCAACTTTATCTCCAATAGTATTATCAACTTTTCTAATTTGACCACTTCTTTTATCTTTAGTAAATTCTTTAGCAGCAAAGTAATGTAAACGAACATCTTCAGCAGAAGAACATCCAAAAGCAAAAGCTATTTTTTTATTAATAGAGATAGCAGAACGTGCTAAAGCTAATCCGACATGTCTGGCAGCACAAACAAATATAACTTTGTATTTTTCAGATAAACCTAGAGGTGTTAATGTTTTCCCGGTACCCGTAGGAGCCATATATAAAATTAATTTAGGAGCAGAAGATCTTACGACAGTATAAATTTCTTTTTGATGCTGATAAAGAAATAAATCGTTAAATTTTAAAATATTAGTATTTTTCTCAATAATTTCAACAGAATTGTTAAGAATATAAAGAAGCTCAACATCTTTTTCATAATTGTCAATAAAAGTTAGCACAATTTCTTTAATAAAGCGATTTACCTTTTCTACATTATTCTGAATTAATTTATTCAATGTATAATAGAAATACATCCAAATATTTTTATTATTAGTTTTATTAATTATCATTTGTTCAAGATTATTATAAAGAATAAATTCGTAAATATTAGAATTTTTAATGTCAATTCCGTCACTATCAAGACGAGACATACGAATTTGGTCACTACTTTTAAGGCGTACAATATTAGAAACATTAATATGATATATTTTATAAGAAGTTTGGTCAGTTGATTTAGTTCGTTTAGATAAATTTTCAGATGAAAACTTGATAAATTCAATATTATTATTTTTAATTAGTTCTTTAATTTTATCTGAGAAATACTTAACATATAAGAATTCTTCAATTTGAGTATTATATTCTATCTTTAGAAATGTAAAGATAGAATCAGTTTTGTTTATTTTTAAATGGACATTTGAAAATCCATTTGTTATTAATTGTAAAACCTCGTTTTCATCTTTAGAAACGGGAATTTCAATAGATTCCCATTCAGACTTTGATAACTTTCTTTGTTTAAGATCCATGTTTTAATTATATATAAAGAAACCTTTAAATTATAATGATAAATCAATTTTATTTTTAATTTTAAATTAATTTTATTTTTTGTAAAAAATTGAAATAATAATTCCTATATATTGATAACACATAAATTAAAAGATGAACGCAAATTATAAAATAGTTTCTATTGAAGGAAATATTGGTTCCGGAAAATCAACTCTTTTGGAAAGTCTAAGAAAAAAGTATGAAGATAATAATAATGTTATATTTTTAAGAGAACCGGTAGATGATTGGGAAAAAATAAAAGATAAGGAGGGAATAAATATGTTGAAAAAGTTTTATTTAGATCAAAAAAAATATTCATTTGCTTTTCAAATGATGGCATATATATCACGTTTAAAGATTTTAAGGGATACAATTAAAGAAATAAAACAAATAAAGAATCCAGAAAAAAAATTTATAATAATTACAGAACGAAGTTTATATACAGATAAACATGTATTTGCGAAGATGTTATATGATCAAGGTAAAATAGAAGATGTTTGTTATCAAATTTATTTAAATTGGTTTGATGAATTTGTAAGTGATTTTGATATTAAAAATACCATATATGTTAATACAGAACCAAAAAAGTGTTATGAAAGAATTCATAAAAGGTCTCGTGAAGGTGAAGAGGTGATACCGCTTAATTATTTGGAATCATGTCATAATTATCATAATGAATTTTTAGATATAATAAAAACAGAAAAATTAGAATTAAATGGAAATATAGATATTTACGAAAATAGAGAAGTATTGGATAAATGGTTAGAAGAAATAAAATTAATGATAGAGGTTTGATAAATTTGTTCTTTAAGTTGTATTTTTTATATATATTAATTTTTGGCTTAAAGCCCTTTAAATTGTTTTTTAATATATATTAATTTTTGGCTTAAAGCCCTTTAAGTTCTTTTTTAATATATATATTATATTTGGAAATCAACAATTACCGGATAATGATCCGAATTCCATTTACCACAATATTCTTTATAACCATGATAAATATAAGTATTCACTATCAAGTCATCTATTTTTGGTGTTACTAAAATATGGTCAATCATTGAATAATCCTTTTGTGAAGTTGTATTACAATTATTATCCGAATCATACCAATCCGAAAATCTATCTTTTTGATTCATTCTATACGCTATATTTGTTAGTTTATATAATCCTTTTTTTTCTCCATCTAAACCTTTTATTATATCTAATACTCTTGATGTGGGCTTATCTGAATTTATATCTAATACTTCTGAATCATAATCATTCATATCTCCTAACACTATTATTTCATAGTTCTTTTTTATATATGAACTAACAATATTTTGTAAAACCTGTGCTTGACCTTCTCTCTGAACACAACGCGCTGGCTCTAAAGGAATTGCTAATAAATGAGCTCCTATTAACGCAACATCTAAACCAAATAATGAAAATTCGGTAATATAATGTTTTGATACTCCTGTTGTTCCCGTAACACTAGTTGTTCCACATTTTGTTCCCGAAATAGGATAAGCTACTTTTTCTTCACTTCTATATAAGTTTATTAAGGGATCTAAACGAGTTAACATTCCAACATTTTGCCCAGTTCCAGTATCAGTCCCTTTCTTCAAATATGTGTTATATGTTGGGTCTAATTGTTCTTTCAACATATTTAATTCATCACAACCTTCAATTTCACAAAAATTTATTATATCTGGTTGTAAATAATTTACGATATTAGAAACATAAGATAAATGAGTTTTGGCATCATCTGTTGTATGCCATGTACAACCGTTTCCTGGACAATTACTCCCTTGGTAATAATCAACAAATAACCATTCTACATTATATTGAACCAATCTCAATGAATTTTTATCCTTTCTTCTATCACCAGCCGAAGAATTAACCACGACGGGACATTCGGTATCACCATTTACAAATGAAATCAAAAGAACAAAAATTATTGCTAGAAAACTAGAAAGGCTCATTATAATATAAAATTATAATATAAAATTATACTATAAAATTATGTATAATACAAATGTTTTCTCTAATCAAAAATAACATAAAGGGAACAAATTCAAAAAATAATTTAAAGGTATATCCCAAATGTGAAAATGTTTTATATTTTAATTCTTGTTGTAATTCTAATGAAAAATTTGTTATTCCTGTTGATTCTGGTATCGGAGCTGTTTTAATTTCCAATGATAAAGAATTATGGGGATACACTAGATATATTGGAAATGATTACACACCATGTGAAGCCGAATATTATGCTTTAATTATTGGCTTAGAAAAAGCATTAGCAGATAATATTATGGTTTTAAGTGTGTGTGGCGATAATTTATTAGTGATAAATCAAATCAATAATATATTACAAATTGATACGCAATTATTAATACCTTTATATGATAAAGTTATAAATATAAAAAATAAATTCCAATATATAGATTTTAGTTATATTAAACCAGAACAGAATATTAGAGCGAGAGATTTATCTAAATTAGCTCTTAATAATAATAATAATAATAATAAATAATATAAATAATATAAATAATATAAATAATATAAATAATATAAATAATATAAATAATATAAATAAATAAAATTAATATTCAATTAACGAAATATTTAATATAGAATTTGGTTTATATTTTAAAAAATCTAATTCTTTTTTTGTTGTTGGGAATAGTTCTTTCCCATAAATATCTTGTAACATTAACCATTCAAACATACCACCAGGATAAACATAAATATTATAAAATCCAAGAGATAACAATTGTTGAAACCTTCTTTGAATCATTTCATCATTACAATTTTTCCCATAAATGATAATCCTAATATTTTTATTTTGTTTCATAAATTTATTAATAATAACCTCTTCTTCTTCAGCCAGTATTGTATTAACAATTAAACAATTTTGTTCTGATATTGATAATGTATTTATTAGTAAATATAATTCGGGATTTTTTATAATTGTTTGCATATCTTCATAATTAATTTTTTTCATTGATTGAATATTTCCCATTAATTTTATACGTAGTATATTTTTAAATAATTAATAATTAAATATAAAAATTATTAATTATAAATTGTAAATTGTAAAAAATCAATTAAATTGAACTACTATTTCTACCTTTTCTTTTTTTATACTTTTAGTTGCCGATATTGATAATTCTTCTCGTTTCTTTCTAGTTTTGGCGTTATCAAATGTAGATTCCTTACGTTTAGAAGTGCTATTTCTATTATTCATATCTTTCTCAATAATATCATAATTACTTTCAATAAAGTCAATAACTTTATTTTCTAATGCCCATTTAAAGAAATTTAATTGCCCAATTGTTGTCTCAATAAATTTTCCATTTGTGTATGGAATACTTATTCTTTCCCATCTACAAAAAGGATCAAATCTTTTTTTACTATATGCCTTTAATTTTAATTTATAATCATCATAAACCTTAAATCGTCTTGCTATATTATCATGACTCTGCTCAATAACATATAAAGTATAATATTTTTTGGCATAATTAGTAGCAAACCAATCTACAATTCGTAAAGAAATTTTAGATTCTCCGGTTATTATTCTTAACATTTTATCTAAATTGTTATGAGGATTAAATTCCCCATTTAAATTAGTATTATAAAAATTCATTAGATTCTTTAAAAGTAAATCATTTTGTGTTGTATAAGTTAAGTTATTCATTAGTTAGACTCCTAAATAATTATTTAAGTAGTTTTTAATACAAAATATTATATTGATTTAAACGAAAATAAAAAATTTTTTTACTTTATTATAAATATTTAATATTTATTTATAATATAATGAATTCTTTTATGAATAAATATTTTGGTCCACTTCCACGAGAATATTGCGTTTATTTTTATATTTTAAGTGTATTTTTTGGAATTTTATTTGTTGTTAGTTTGTTTTCAATTGCTTCATTCATTATTATGCATTTCAAAAAAGTTAATTCTTTGTTTATCATTAATTCTTTTTTAATATTATTTAATACTTTCTTAGGATATTTAGCAAATAGACTTCTTAATACCATGTGTGTTAAAAGTATTTAATTACTTTGATTTTCTTCACTATTTTTAGTTCTTCCTTGTGTAGTATTTATTGGTTTTAAAAACATATCTCTGGTTACTATATCATTTACATAGCTTGTTTGAAGATATGGATTTACACCTCTTTGAGAAACCAATTCACGACCAGCCATTTTATTATCAATTTCTTCCCGACTAGTACCATTTGAGTTTTGATTTCTAGAAAACATGTTGTTAGTTATGTTAATCATATCATTGTCTTGATTAAAAAAAGAATCTTCTTCTAAAGATTGATTAATTGCGTTTTGTTGAGAGTCATAGTTTAATTCGTTATAAATATTTACTTTTTCTTTTTTTTCTGGAATTTCCCTTGCGCTTTTATAATATGGCTCCCCTTTACTCCATTTCCAATAATTCATTATTATAATGATTTTTAAAATAATGAAATAATAAACTTATTTATATTTATTTTTATAATCCCTCACGAGTAATAACTAGATTTTTGGTAAACATAAAGGCATCTTTGTTAGTTCGTCTTCTTTTTAAGTTGCATTCTAAACAAGCTACAACTAAGTTACCATTATTATGTCCGATATTATTATTAATTCTATCTAATGACCATTGTTTTAATTCTCTAACTATTTCATATAAAATAAATATTTCTTGAGAACAATAATGACATGTTAATTCACATGCTTTTAATAAATCTAACACTTGTTCAAAATTTACAAATAACGATTCGTCTAATTTTTTTTTTAAGATATCTTGTTGTTTATAGCTGGATATCTTATTTTTTATATGGGATTTAAAAATAGATGTATATGTATTTTTTTCTTCTTTATCATCCAACAATCTTTTTAAAATACTTAATTGTTTTTCATGACTTAAATCATTGTTAGTTAGTCCCCAAGTTTTTGTTTCAACTCTCATTTTTTTTTCTTTTTCAAATCTCATTTTTTTTGTATTGTTTTTTTCAAAAGGAATATCTATTTGAATCTTTTTCCTATCATTTGTTTCGTCTTTTACTAATTCATTATTCATATATCCTATACTAACAAAAAAACATTAATATTTAATATTTAAAAGTTTTTAACAATATAAATTGTTTAAATATTAATATAAAAAAGTGAGTTAAAATTATTGGGACATTATATAATATAAATGGAAAAAGAAGATCAAATAAGTGATTGTCATGAATTAAAAAGTTTAAAATATAAAACGATGATATTAAATGGTGTTTCATGGCCTGAAACTAAATCTTCTAGCGATTTGACTAATTTAGATAAATTTTTAGAAAATGAAAAAATTAATAATTCTAATGAACCTTGGAGTAAATTAGATAAGACCGCTAAAATAAAAAAATTATCATTATTTGCCGATAATTACAAAAATGATAATAATTTGACCGAAATTGAACACAATAATCTTATCTCTTTTTTTAGAGATTGTTTAGATAGAAAAAAATTACAAAGAGTTAAAGATGTTAATTATAATAAAGAAACTGGTGAAATAAAAGAAATTCCTGCGCTAAGTTATAATAAACTAACAAATCATTTTACATTAAAAAATGTTGATAAAAGAGTTTCAACTGTAAGGGGATTGGCACCTAAGAAAAAGCAAGGAACTATAAAAAATACAAAGGTAAATGATTATGATTCTGAAAAAGACGAATAAACTAAAAAATTGAATAATATATAAAAACTATTTACAACGAACTATATTATATTAATATATAAATAAAAATGTTAGAAGAATTAATAGATATTACAGAAAATATTATTCCAGAGGAAGACCTCAAATATTTTAATGATGAAGAGTCTTTAGAATTATATCAAACGTGTATTCATATGATGGAAGAATTTATTAAAGAAAATCCAAAAATTATTACAGAACCCGATTTTCAAGAAATTTTTGATGAAAATATTGAAGAATTAATGAATTCTCATTTTGATTTTGATATATTTTATACCGAGGAGGCTGAAGAGGAAATGGATGAAATTATTGAAAAGGCTAAAAATGATTTATTTGAAGATTTTATTCCTCCTAGGTCTTATCCTAATACAATTATTTTAAAAGAACCAAATTATAAACTAATTAGTGAAAAAATTAATCGTTTAAAAAATAAACCTCAACCAGAGCAAAGAACACCCCAATGGTATCAGTTTAGACATAATTTAATTACAGCTTCTAATGCTTATAAAGCATTTGAAAATCAAACAACCAAAAACCAATTAATTTATGAAAAATGTCAACCATTGAATCCATTTAGTGAATCTAAAGAAATTGTCATGGTAAATACTAATACAACTTTACATTGGGGTCAAAAATATGAGCCTCTTTCGGTACAAATTTATGAAGACACCTACACTACGAAGGTTGATGATTTCGGTTGTATTCAACATGATACCTACAAGTATGTAGGCGCATCTCCCGACGGCATCAATGTTGACAAATCTTCACAACGATATGGCCGCATGCTTGAAATTAAAAATATTGTTAATCGTGAGATTGATGGAATTCCTAAAAAAGAATATTGGATTCAAATGCAACTTCAAATGGAAGTTTGTGACCTTGATGAATGTGATTTTGTAGAAACCAAATTTACTGAATATATTGATAGACAATCATACTTAGATGATACTTCTGATGAAATATTTGAAGATGAAGATGGAAATGAATTTAAAAATGTTTGTTTATCTAAAGATGAAAAAACTAAGGGCATTATTATTCATTTTCATACTACAGAAGGTAAACCATTTTATGCTTATAAACCTCTAGATATTGTTCATACATCAGATATTGAGGAATGGGAAGAAAAAACAATTGATTATTATCAAGACAATCCTGATACTAAAAAATATACATATATGAAAACTATCTATTGGAAATTAGAACAATTTAGTTGTGTTCTTGTTTGTAGAAACAAATTATGGTTTAATGATAATATTTCAGAATTAGAAGAATTATGGTCTATTATTGAAAAAGAAAGAATCTCTGGTTATGAACATCGTGCTCCTAATAAAAGAGACAATTTTAAAAAAGATAATAATTTTACTAAATCTAGTGAATTTGGTTCAGGTAATGGTTCTTCAATGTTAAAATTTGACAAAGAAACTGGTAAAATAACAATATCCAAATTGGATATTGTATTAGATATTTAATATTTAATAATATTATTATACCTTTTTTTGATAATTAACTTAAAAATTACTTGAATAATATACATAATAATGACAAAATTTATAAAATTAACTAATTTAATAATTAATACAAAATATATACAATCAATAGTTATAAAGCCAAATAAATATTATATTAATGTTTTGAGTAACAAATTTGATGGGTCTAATTGGAACAGTCCTATTTATGGAATGTGTACTATTTCTTCATATAATTCTGAAATTGAAGTGTATGAAACTGAAAATTCTAGGGATTATAAAATAATTTCTGATTGGATTGATAAAAATTAATTCTAATTCTAATACACTAATACACTAATACAATATATTTTCATTTGTTGGTATAGAATAAAATAATTCATTTGGTTCAGCTCTAAAATAACCAACACGAGCCCCTGGTCCTTCTTCAGCTGGAGGCAGTGGGTAAATTATATTTGATTTAGTATTTTTTTTATCATGATATACTGCGCCACAGAAATCGGCACGAACACATGTTCCCTCATCTGGATTATAATGATATCTTAAATTATTTGTTAGTTGTTT